CCTATTTACAAACTGCTACGATATTCGGACTAGGTGAATCCGATGGGAACGTTAAAGCCAATGCAAGCGGTTTAAGTTTGGTTGTTTCAGATAATAAAAAAAATAAATTAATAAACGCATCTCGACCAACTTACATACAATTTGAGTCAGATCTATTTGATATGATTAGAATCGTGAATAATAAACATTCAGCGATTCAAATACCTAATAATGTAGTTCTTAATGTAGATTTTCAAGAAATAGAAACTACAATCGGATTACAAGATAAAATTGATTGGTATCAATTCGAGCTAGATAATTCCATGAAATCAAAATGGGAAATATTAATAGAAGATAATCCCGAATTAACCGAAGAACTTGCGAAAGAACAAGTAATAAGAGCCGAAGAAGAAAACAAACAAAAAGAAAAAGATTTGTTTAATATGGAATCAGAAGAAAATAAAGAGGAATCAGAATGAAAACAGTATCTTTAAGTTTGAGAAAATGTTCAATAAACGGCGATTTATGCACGGTTTCAGTTAGAAATCACAAAGACAATACAGTAAAACAAATTAATTTTAAAGATGAAAAAGAAGCATTTGAGCAATATTTAAAACTATCTAATGAACACATCGACAAAAAAGAAGCACAAGAAGTTATTGAAGAAATTAAGATTGAAGATTTAAAAGAAGATGTATCAGAAAAAGCAATTCAAGAACTACATAATATGAATGGTGATATTTCAGATAGTATAAATGATTTAATTATTGAATACGTGAGAGAAAACCCTAATAATAAGTCTGCAAGACATTTAAATAAAAAATTCGGTTTAAAATTAAAACAAGTTTATTACAATGAATTATTAAAAGGGTTATAATTGCCTACATTTGAAGATATAGAATTGCAGATAAATACTAATATCGATAAGCGAATCAGAAAGTTTGCCAAGTTGGTTCAAGATGAATTAAACATTGATCTAAAAAATGTTAATGTTGAGCAGTTGCGAGTTTTAAAAAGGTCACTAACTAGATTGATTAAAAAATCAGGACTAAATAGTTTAAATACTGTGATAACTTCTTTCTTCGATAGTGTAGAAGATGAATCTGCTAGATTATTATTTAATTCCACTAAGATTGATTTAAATAAATTAAATGAAGCAATAATAAATCGTGCTGAAATACTATCTCAAATCGGTTTAGATAAAGACTTAGACAACATACAAGACAATCTAAAAAAGAGAATGAGAAAAAAACTCAAAGTGTCAACACTTAAAAAAATGAATCAAGACGAAATGAAAACATTTGTAAATAGTTTAATGAAAGCAACCATTGCACAAACTGAAACGGTAACTACTACGGCTGTAATGGGATATGATAGAGCGGTTACAACTTTCAAAGCTAACTCGGTAGGTTTAAATAAATTTAAATATGCTGGTCAAAAGGATTCTATTAATAGGGCTTTCTGTAAAACAAAAGTAGGTGAAATGTTTTCAGATGAAGAATCAAAAAGATGGCGTAACGGGCAAAAATCACCAGCTAATATATATCTTGGCGGGTATAATTGCAGACATAGAAAGGTGTATCAAGTTGATTAGTCTATTCAAAAAACCAATATTATTAAACGATAGTTTAAAAACTCAACTATCTAATAACATACAAATCGGATTAGTAACTTATGAGCCGAAAGTAGCTCAAAACAAATATTTCTTATTCATAGAGTTTAATTATAAAAACTATCCTAATGTAATGCAGAAAAGAACCCTAGAATACATTGCAGAAAAACAGGCTTTAAGCGATAAAAAAAAACTATTTGAATTTTAAACAAATATACCTATAATTAAGGAGTGCATAGAATGTACGAATTTGAAAAGACAGTTGAATCGATCACTACAAAATTGGGTGACAATTCAACATTAGTTTCAGCGGAACTAAAAGAAATATTATCAGAAGTGAATTCTGTAACAAGTAGATTAAAAGAGGTTAATTCAGAATCGGCTAACCGTCGAGTTGAAATTAAAACCTTGAAAGATGACCACGCTAAACAGATTGAATCATTTAGCGATTATGAGTCTTTAAAAGATCAACTTGGAAAACTCCAAACAAATTTAAACGAATCTCAAGGCGAATTAAAGACCGTTTACGATGGAAAGAAATCCAAACTAAAAGAGCTTTATTCCCAATTTGATTTTGAAGATGATAAACTTAAAAGCATTTCAGCACGTTTTAAAGGTGTTGAAGCAATTGAAAGTTTAACAAATAGCGAAGTTAATTCGGAGCTAGGAAACTTTGAACTTCTTTCTGTTAATAAAATAGAAACAAGCGGAAAAGTTCCAAATCCGAGTAGAGAACAAAATAAAAAGACTGTACACAAGTACAGTTATATGAATAAAGAAAAATAACTAAGGGGTTTGATATGGCTCAAACAATATTACAGCATACAATCGCAAGTAATTCAGAAGAAGCGATTCAGATGGCTAAGGATTCAATTATAATGAAACCTTTGCTTCAAATGTTGCCTTTTGAAGCTACCAACGGAATGAGTTTCACAAGTGCAACGGGTACAGTTCCATCTATTTCAGTATCAGGAATTAATCAAGGTTATTCATCTAGTGAAGGAGTATTAGAACCGCAGGATTTTAAAGTCGCTCAATATTCTGCACGTTCAGAAGTAGACGTAAGACTAGCCGATATTGATCCGCTAGGAGTTGGCAATTCTCGATCTGTTCAAGATGATTTAATTCACATGGGTATTTTAAATGCTTTTAGTTCAGATATGATCTATGCAAATCAAAATACTAACACTAATCAGTTTTTCGGGTTATCTCGATACATGAATACTTTAAACGGTGAAAACGTAGTAGATGGTGGCTCAACTAATGACGGTTCATTAACATCTATTTATTTTGTGAAACTTGGTATTCTTGGAGTTGGTGGTATTATTAACGCTCAAGCTTCAACTGTTCCAACGGTTGCAGATTTAGGTAAGCAATTAGTTACTGCACCTGATAATAACGGTCAAATGACTGCATACGTTTCTGATTTTGACTGGAAAGCTGGAATCAAAGTAAATCAAGGCGGTATCGGAAGACTTGCAAATATCGAAACTCAATCAAATGTAACACTTCCATTTTTAAATACTGTACTTACTTATATTAAAAACGGAGCTGATGCTATTATTTGTAACCGCAAGGGTAAAACTTTACTACAAGGGTTACAAACTAGCTCATTAGAAACAAGAGTATTAGATAGCGAGCTTGGCGTTGCAGTAGAAACTTTTCAAGGTCTGCCTATTTTCATTGAAGATTCAATAACTAATACTGAATCACAAGTATCTTAAAAAAGGGGTAAATTATGGCTGATAAATCAGTATTAATAAAAGACGGTGCTTTAACAGGCGCTTTAACTGTTACGGCATCAAGTACAACATATTCAACAGGAATTAATTTAGATAGTCAAGAATCATCTTTGCTTGATCTTTCATTAGTTGTAGAGCTTTCAGATCGTGCATCAAGTGCTTCGGTTATCTTTGAGCTAATGGGTGACTCGGCTCTTCCCGTTGACGCATCAAGTGCAACAGTTTACACAGGCGAGGCGGTTGTTGTAGATGGAAATGTAATACTTCCAGTACCTAACGACTTCGCATATAAGTACGTAGGTGTTAAATGTACTGAATCGGCTGGCGGTACTTACACAGCGAATACATTTCTAAATGTTCCTAAAAAATAACAAGGGTTTAAATTGGCTACTAACTGGACTGATTTGACTTTATTTGCAGGCTCGGAAGCTCTTAGTGGGCTTCCTCGCTTGTTCGATGGTTTAGATACTACGCTCGAAGCTGATTATAATTTTCAAGTTGATGTAAAACGTGACTTTGAAAGAATGATCAAAAATAAATGGGTAGGCGTGGGTAAATTAACATCATCGAGTTCAGACGATTTTGATATTGAAGAAATCAATAACGGAACTACATTGAAAGCTTCTGCTATTCTTTACAATAATTTATTAGTTGCTAGAGAATACATGACAGACTTAGACGACCCAAATGATAAATACGGCTCTTACTATGCGAGTAATAAAAAATGGATAGACGAACAAATTGCACAAGATTTTAATCTATTGAAATTCGATGAACCCGAAAGAGTTAATAAACTAACGCCTAAATTCACAAGGTTGTCAAGATGATTAAAGGCAACGTAATTAAACGATTAAAAGAATTGTCAAAATTCGACTTTCAAAAGAAGTTTGGTCGAGTTGGTTTTAGTGTAATTCAGACAATTAATGAACGAGTAGAAAAAGGCGTTGATTCGAGCGGTGCAAATTTTAAGCGATATAATAAGAGTTACAGTGATCTAAAAGAAAAGTCTAAAAGAAATACCAAACCCGATCTTCAATGGACTGGTGACATGCTCAATTCTATGAAGTATAAGGTGACAGGTGATTCAGTTATAGTTGATTTTGAAAATAGAGTCCATGCTAAAAGTAAATCGAAAATCGAAGATATTGCATCAGGAAATGAAAAAACCCGACCGTTTTTTACAGTAACAGATAATGAACTAGAAAAGATAGTCGAAAAAGAACTATTTAAACCGTTTGAAAGGTTATTAAATGGCGACATCATATAATTTTAGTAATGTTTCAGGTTACAAGTGGACATTAGACATATTAAAAGTTCAAATAAAAGCGATTGCAGACGATACGCCTGATTTTATTTTTACAGATAATAATATATTTGATTATACTCATAATTTATCTAGTGCATTATCACAACAGAACTTTCCACTTTGTATTTTAAAAGTCGCAAACGAAGAAATGAAAAGTGATTATAATCAAAACTCTGATTTAGTTATTGAAATGTATCATGTATTCAATAATCAAGATAAGGATTTTTATATAACACTTAATCAGATCATTTCAACATTCCGAAGCGAATTTGCTAACACTTATTCAAATCGGTTTAAAATAGAAAGCATTAATCGAGACGAGTCACCAAGCGAATTAAGTGATTTAAGTAAATATAAACCGTTTTGGACAGTGAAATACACATTACTAAATAATAATATTAAATATTAACTAAGGGCATAATAATGGCTTATACATCAAATGCACAAACAGGAACAACGATACAAAAAGAAATTAAAGAACTAGACTTTTCAACTGTAACGGGTGGAGCTTCTGAAAACATAACATTTCCTGCTCAATCAATGATTGCACCTGTATTTAATCAGGAAGCGATTACAACAGCGAATGCACATTCAGAAGTCGGTCAACAAATCGGATTTAAGCAAACAATCGATTTTACGGTAATTGGTACTGGTGCGGTTGCAGATTGGACAGCTTTAAATGAGCTTAAATCAGAAGCAAATTTATGTGCCTATGTTAAGATTACATTTATCGGTGGTCAAACTGACGTTTGGGATTCAGGCTCTACTGGTTCTGCAATTGTTTACCCTAATGTATCATTTTCAAATGATTCAGACGGAACTTTAATTGCAACAGTTCATTGCGAAAGAATCATATCTAATATTACTAAATCGGTAAGTTAATGATAATTACACTATGTCCTGAGACAGATACGTTAATTCGTGCTGTCTCTATTACAGATACTGATACGGTTGTTAGATCTGAATCTTTTACAGATACGGATACAGTAGTTAGATCGGCAAGTTTTACCGATACGGATACAGTAGTTAGATCTGAATCTTTTGCAGATACAGAATCAATTGATAGGAATTCTGTGATAAGTAACACTGAATCAATTGTAAGATCAGATAATTTTTCAAATACTGAAACAGTTGCAAGATCGGAAAACATTGAAAACACTGAAACAGTTGTAAGAGCGAAAGATATTGAAAATACTGAAACAGTTGATACAACATTCGATCCGCAGTAGGAGTTTAAAATGGCAATCACAAATACATTCGTGAGATCACAAAATTTTACTGATACCGACAATTTGGTAAGATCACAAAATTTTACTAATACCGACAATTTGGTAAGATCACAAAATTTTACTGATACCGACGCAATACTTATTCAAGACATTTTAGTGATTGCATACCGACCAACAGGGTTTATAATATATTAGGAGTTTAAGATGGCAGTAACGCCAGTAAAATATGTAGTACAATTAATAGATAAATCAACTGGATTGGTTAGATCTAATGTAAATGTTAAAATTACAAAAGATAGCGGTAGTACGTTTTTACCTTCTAGTAGCGGTATTGATACAGATTCAAATGGTATTGCCGTAATAAATGTATCTGCAATCGGAAATTATGATGTATGGGTTGCAGGCTCATTAAATACAGATTATCAAGCACAACCAATAATACCCTTAGAAGGGAATTTATTGCGTGGAATAGATACAGATCAAACATTCACAGATTTAGTAGCCACAGGCAACGTAGGTATAGGTACTAGTAGTCCTAGTGAGAAGCTACACGTTGAAGGGAATATATCTGCAACAAATACAGGAAATACTGCTTTATCTTTAGAACGTGCATCAGGAGCAAAAGTAATCGCAGTATCTCAATCTAATTTAGGTGCAATAGGTACAGACAATAATTTTAGGTTTGACATTAGAAGTAATGGGACTGCAAGAGCAACATTCTTAACTAATGGCAACGTAGGTATAGGTACTAGTAGTCCTAGTGCTAAATTAGAAGTCAATGGAAACATAGCATCTAGCGGTAATATAGAAACAGGAAATCCTAGTACATCATCGGATGGGCAAAAATTAGAAAGTAATGGTAATAGATGGTCTTTTCGTGCAGGTGTTGGTAATTTAGGACATAATTTGTTTTCAAATGACAATGGAGTAGTAGGAAGCATTAACACAAGTGGAACATCAACATCTTACAATACATCGTCTGACCCAAGACTTAAAACAACATT